GCGAATTGGCCCTTGATCTGCTGCGCCGTCGCGGTCTCGGACGGGCTCGAGTTGCCGCGGACAATGTCGGCAATGCCGGTGATCTCGTAGAGGTCATCCTTGACGGCCTTGCGCGAGGCGTAGAGCTGCGCCAGAGCCGCAACCACCATCTCCAGCGGGAACCAATCGACCGTGCCCTGGATGCCGCCTACCTTGGTGAACGTCGCCCATGCGTCGATGGGGATAAGTTGGTTCTCGGCGCCCTCCTGCATCAGGCGCGCGATGCCGGTCTGCGTGCCGTCGTAGAGGCCCATGACGCGGCACACGTCCACAAGCCGGGCGATGCGCGCCGTCAGGTCGTCAAGCTCCTGCGCCTGGTCCTGATACTGCGCGTAGTCGGGAACCGGGATCATCGTCCCCGTGGTCAGCGTGCCGAACGCGGGCCTCGGGCAGGGGAAGAAGTCTTTGAGGCCGAGCGGGTCAGGCTTCTTGTCGAGGAGGCCGTCAGAGTAGCCGGGGTTGATCCAGATCGCCTCGCGCGTCGGCTTGTTCCAGATTTCAACGACGGTCGCCTTCTTCCACATGTCGCGGTTAAGGGCGCCGTTCGGGTCTTCCTTCGGCATTAGAGACGGCGTGTAGTCCAGCGGCACCGCCTCGCCGATCTCCTTGCCGAAGCGGGAGACCATTTCGTCGCGGGTCAGGTAGGTCTTGCGATAGACCATGTAGACCTCGGACCAGTCGCGGGCGTCGTTGGTGCCCCAGTCCTCGTACTTTACGTGATCCTCAATGACCTCCTCGAAGACGACTTCTTTCTGCGGCGACTGCTCGCCCTCGACCTGCTCCGTCGCGGCGCTCTGCTGTTCATCGTTCGTCACCTGAAGGCCGACATCGCCGGCAGCGTCCTTCATCGGCGGCTGCGAGCGCCAGTGCGGCACATAGCGCAGCCACGGCACGCCGCGGGCGTACAGCAGATAATCGTCGCGGCACGCCTTGAGAACCTGATGGGTCCGCTCGTCAATCGAGTAGGCCAGAGCGCGTTCAAGTACCTGCGAGGCGACCCGGCCCATCGGATCGCTGTCCTTCCACCGGCGCTCGACCTGCGGCTTCGGCGGCTTGGCGTATGTGGCCGGCTTCAAAGTCTCAATATTGGACCACAGGATGTTGAACCTGCGGCCTACGTCGATGTTGGCCCCGTTCGGATCGTCGGCGCGTTCGTCGCGATACCGCTTGGTGATGACCTTGCATCGGTCGCGGTACTTCTTCTGCGACTTCTCGCCGAGTTCGTATTCGCTGATCCAGCGCCGCGCCTCGTTCGACGGCCCCTTGCCGTAGTCGTCGGCCGTCTCGGCCTGATCGATGGGGAGCGCGTCGCCGGTCATGCTACTGGCCGGAGCCCTCGGTGATGTAGACGATGCCCGTGGTGGTGAGCGCCTTGACGCTGAGTTTCACATCCACCTGCGGATTGCGGGTGAAGATGTTGACCTGCCCGGGGACGAGGGGGATCTGATAGAAGCCGCCGCCGGCCGAGCCTGCCTTAGCGGTGATGCCGGCCGAGCCGACGCCGTGAAACGCCAGGGTCGAGGCCGCGACGATGCGGTATTGATTGCCGTTTCCGGTGAATGTGTAGCTGGTCGCCGTGGTGGTGACGCTGAGTTTGGCTGTCTTGCCACCAGTGAACGGAGGAAGCATGCGGACCTCTCGCTTGCTCCTCGGGCGCAGCGCGGCCTCGGAATGATAATCCAGCTTGTCGGGGTTGCCCGGCGCCAAGCGGGGGGAATATACCACAAAATCTAGTGGTTGCTAGGCCCGCTTATTCTGCGTCCTCTGCCAGCTCGGCTTCCCCCGCTTGTCCCATGGCGGGGTGACGAGAACTTGGTGATCGCCGGCCATGGGCACGCTGTCCTTGTGGACGATCTGGCCCGGCCGGATGTCGTCCAGCAACTGGCCGATCAGGGAAAGCGCGTCCACCTGATCATCATGCTTTCCGGCCGGAAATGACAGCAGTTCGCCCCGGAACAGGCTGGCCCACGGCAAACTGCGCGGCAGCCAGAGCCCCTTCATCGCCATGCGCGCCCGAATGGCCTGGGCGCGCACCGCCTTGTCGTGGCGGCTCGGAAACTGGCGCCGGAACGCATAAGCCTTGCGCTGGCGCTGGCGGCGCTCGAGGAACGGGCCAATGGCGGCGTTGATCTGCCCGCTTTCCTCGGCCCACTCCATCGGCTTCCATTGCAGCACGAGGTCGCAGAAAGCCTCAATCCACACGTCTGCCGTGGTTTGCTGGCGCCAGAGGTCAAGCACGTACATGTTGTCATCTGGGTCTACGCCGATGACGATATGCACCGTCCAGTCGCCGCCCTCGGCCGTCACGGCGTAGTCGCTGGCTCCGTAGACGCGCATCTGGTCGCGCGGCGGTAGCTCATCGTATTCGTGCAGCCATACGGCCCGGAAGAAGTCGCCGGTATCGGGAGATGGGCGCTGCTGGTAGAGCGCGGCCCAGTTGCGGGTGTCGCGGCGCGCAATCTGGAACATCTCGGACGTAAACCACTCAGGCCAGAGCAACTCGCCCGGCTGGCGGCCGAGCGGATCGTTTACCTCGGCCTCGGCAGGAAGGCTCAAAATATCCCACTTATCTCCGCCGGCCTTCTCCTCCTCCAGCAGCCACCCGGCAAGGTCGTCCTCATGCCAGCGGGTCATGATCAGGATGATCCATGCGCCGGGCTTAAGGCGGGTATAGAAATCTGCTTTGTACCACTCGCGGGTCTTCGTGCGGATGGTCAGGCTGTCGGCTTCCTCGCGGCCCTTGACCGGGTCGTCAATGATGCCCCCGTCCGCTCGGTTGCCGGTGACGGGGCCGCCGACGCCTACGGCCAGATATTCGCTGCCCTTGCTGGTCGCCCATCGGTTCGCGGCCTGGCTGTCACCCGCAAGACCAAATCCGAAGATGCTCTTGAAATCGTCGCCGGCCACGATGTTGCGTGAGCGACGGCCCCACTTATCGGCCAGCTCCTGACCGTAACTCGCGGTAATGATGCTGCGGTCGGGATGTCTGCCCATGTACCAAGGCGCATATAGGACGTTGGCATAGGTTGATTTGGCCGAGCCCGGCGGCATGAACACCATGAGGCGCTTGATCTCGCCCCGGTCGACAGCCTCCAGCTTCTCGATCAGCAGCCGGTGGTGGCGGGCCGGGATGTATTCCGGCGCGACGGCGTTAATGAACGCCGTTAGACTTTCGCGGGCGCGCCTGTGTAGCCGCCGCTTCGATTGCTCCAAGAGCGCCAGCAGCAATTCCGCCAAGTTGCGTTTGAAGCTCGGCAATGTAGGTATCAAGTTCGGGGTCATTCATCTCGTCCAGGCGACGGATGTTGAGCGTGGCAGGCGCCTTGCCCCAGCCGCGGTCGAGGATGACATCGGCAGCCGAGACGCGGGCCGATGGGCTGGCGTCGATGTCGTTGACGATGGCGACCAGCGCACGAAGGGCGTCGTCGGTGTGCTCGCGGGCAAGCTCGCGAATGTGCCGGATGACCGGGGGCCGGCCTGGGCCGCCACCATGACCTGGCTTGAAGCTGCCCGCCGTTGCGGGGTCACCTTTCTGCCTCGACAATGCATTTTCCTTGCATTTTCTACGCCATACGTCTCATGGCTGGACCACCCTTAGCACGCCCGGCGCCGGCTTGTCACTGGCTGGAGCGGGGTTGCCGAACAGGGCGTTGATCTTGCGGATGATCTCCTTAAGTTCCTCGATCTCGTCTTCACACGATGCATAGCCGGGCAGCGGCTCAAGGATTTCATTGATCGCCGCCCTGAGCTGCTCCTGCGCCTCAACGATGACCGCCACCGCCTTGCACCCGGCAATGAGGGCCTCCCCGTTGGCATACAGCGCCCGGACATAGCGCGTCTGCGGCAGGCTGCCGATGATCTTGAGGCGGGACTGCGGGTCCTTGGCGTCGATCTGCGCTTGGCGAAGGAGGGTTTCGAGGGTGTCTAGGATCATGGCTTTGCGCTCGCGGCCAGGGCTTCGATGCTCGGTGTGTCGGTCATTTTCGCCTCTCGCTTTCGTTGTTAGTGCATCA